GCAACAAAGTTAAATACATTACCTGAATTATCTCTAAATGAACCAGCACCTCTGCTATCTGCAGCAATATTGTTTGTAGAATAATTTACTAATGAAGGAAATCTTTTATAAGAATTTTGTGCATAATAAACATTGTTTGCTGTAGTAGCACCAGGATTTAAATATTCAGGTTGATCCGGTAGCCATTCGCCAAAAGGTAATTGCATTTTTTTCCTATGTATTATTATTTGTTACTTTAGTTGTGTCTTGAAAAGAACTAGCTACAGTTACATCTGATCTAATTTGTAATGGAGAACCACTAAATTGATCTTCTCTATCGTTTCTTTCTAATCTCTCAAGAGCTGTTGTGTACATACCTTGCCATTGTTGTAATCTTGCAGGTTCAACACCACCTAAAAAATTAGCAGCATGATATAGTGAACCATATAAATATATAGCAGGATGATTAGTTAAAATGTAATTTGTTGTATTTGAATCTGATAAAGCATCAAATGATTTGTAATAATTTAATGTACTTGTGTATGTTGAATCAGGTGTTGGAGCAAATCTAAAATTATCTCCTATAATAGTATAAGCTACTGGCATACCACTTGTAGAAGAACCTTTAATCTGATCCATTTGTGGTGGTGTCATATATGTCAAAGCATATTTAGTTCCGCCACTTAAAATAAACAAATCTCTAACTTGTAAAAATCCTGAAGGTAGAGCAACTGTTTCTGCATTAATTGAAAATGAACTATCAGATTCAACCATTTTTCTAATTCTTAATTTAGAGTTAAAATCTTTTTCAGTTAAAACAATAAAATCTCCTGTAATCTCAGTTGTTAAATCAGATCGGTTTAACCAATTAGCTACTGATGATTGTAATTCTGAATAATTTGATAATGCCATTAAATTCTTCCTTCTGCTGTTCTAAAATACTTAAACTCATTACTGTTCAATTTGAGTTTTAATATTTTACTTTGAACTTCTTTTGGTAAAGCAAACCAATTACCATCACCATGTGGGTCAAATTCTTTTGCCCAGACTTCTAAAGCTATTGTTGGAATAGAAGCTACTCTTTTCAAATCTCTTGATTTTGAATAACCATCTCCATCATTTAAAAGTCTTTTATTGTGTTTTAAATGTGGGTCTATATTTACTTCATGCTTTATAACAATCTTTTTTTCTTTTTCGTCAGTTGAAAAAGTTGTTTTTTTTAAGCCGTCTAACTGAATATCTTTCATCCTTGACCTCTATTTTTTTTTCTACCTGGTATTCTTTTACTATAACTTTTAGCATGACGACCAGGTCTTTTTCTAGGCTTGGCTTTAACATAATTATTAACTCCAAATAAACCTTTTTTCTTAGCCACTATGCACTCATTTCAGTAACTGAAACATTTGCTGTACCAATCGCAGCCATTTTTTCGCCAGGTGATACCTTGAATATTTCAGGTTGATCTACTGGTAAAAATATATCATTAGCTGTTGCAGTTGGTGATCCACCAAAAACAATATGTACATCAGCATCAGTTGCTACTCTTACATATTCAGTTTGTGAACCAAATGCGTTTCCAGTTGCAGCAGATGAACCAGATGGTGATACTTTTTGTGTTGTTCCAGGTTTTAAAGCGTAATTAAAACTCATATTATTCTCCTATTTAGTTTTGGGGGAACTTCCGCTAGGCTGAACCCCCAATTAATTATTATCTTCTTATAACAAAAGTTACAATAGCTTTTGATGTATTAGTTGATCCACCATCTGTTATTAATTCGATAGATCCACCTTCAAGTACATCATTGTTGGCAGTTGGTTCAGAAGAATCAACAGCTCCAGCAGAACCTGTTGCAACGATTGAAATAGCAGAATTTGTCATAGCAGTTCCACCGATTTCAAAAGTTAATGCAGCCGTTCCAGTTATTGTAGCTTGGTTTGCACTTAAAATTTTTATAACTTTACCGCCATCAGGGATAGCAACAAAAGTTGATGAAGCTGTAGATACATCTTCAATTTCAGCAGTTATAAAATAGTCGTTTAATGTTCTCATTTTTTTTCTCCGTTTGTCGTTCCGTCTATAACCTTACTAAGACTTCAACATGGGTTAAGTGATGGGGATGTAGTTTTTAAGGGTTACATCCCCAATCACAATTAGATTATGATGTTGTTAAATCGTAAACAGCACCACTTGCTTGTTCGTTTCTTGACTCAAGAGTATATTCAGCTACTAAGAATCTTTGGTCTGCATCAGCAGTCTGAGCAGGATTCTGTAGAGAGAAATCTCTTAAGAAAGATACTGCAAACATGTCCATCTCTAATACTAGAGCATCTTGACCTACTTTTGCAGCAGTTGCGTTAGCTCCTCTAATGAATCTATTAGGTGCTACGGATAAAGTTCCGAAGTCACTTTCATATACATCAATAGAAGTAACTAATCTTCTGTCTTCAGCTTGGTCAAATCTAGTTGATCCACCTGTGAAGCCAGATAGTTTTTGTTTATTGAAAGCACCAACCATAATCATGTTTGGATTTCCGCCTTCGTTAAAACAGCTTCTTAGAACACCTTTTAATTGGTCTTCTGTGAAAGCTCTTTGCGTACCATCTACTCTAGCAGCTCCGCCACCAGCACCTGATCCACCAGCACCTGCATCTACATTAGATGAAATCCATGTTTGAGCTCCGCCCAATGTTCTTGCAGTTGATGCATCTCCAGCAGCAGCAGCTACATTAGATAAAAGAGCTGTTTCCATATCTCTTTTTAATTCTTTTGCAGATTTTGCTACTTGGTAAGCTAACTCATTTGCTCTACCAGCAGAAGTTACAGCTTCGTTTGTACCTGAAATCTGTACTGCTTTTGTAGATATTTGAGTGTTGTTTGTTAGTTTAGTAGTTGCTGACAAAGTTGGGTAAGTTATTGTCGCACCTTCTACTGCAGCATTTGCTGCTACATCAGCCAAAGCATCTGTTTGCCATTGGTGAGATGTATTTGTAGCTTTTGTTTTAGCTACGCCAGACATAAAAGGAGTTTCTGTTGGACTTATTGAATAAATAATGTCCGCTAGGTCTTCTCTTATTCCGACTGTTTGGTATGTTTGATATACAGCCATTGTATTTCTCCGTTAGGTTATTAGTTTATAAATAACGCATCAACAAATCAGTTGCATCTTTTGGACTTCCTGACTTCTTCAGCGTTTTGATTCTATTCAACCTATTCTGGCTATTCTCATCTGCTTTTGTTGTTTTGACACCTGATCTAACAACTCTTGATGGTTTGACTTTCTTGTTAACTAAAGTTGGTTTCAACTTTTTGTTATCTTGATATTTCATTCCATCTACGATCACATCAAACATTCTTGAATCATAAACTGAGGATACATCTTTTTCAGAAAATCCTTTTTTCAATAAATAATTCACCATGCCTGTTCTTAGAGAGTTTCCTTTTACAGGATCTTGCAATTCAGGGAACTTCATAGCTACCTTTTTTTGCTCCTCTTTTAGAACTTCCTGAAACTGTGCTTGTTGATGATCTTTTAATTTCTTCTGAGCTTGAGAAAGTGTTTCTCTCCTTCTTCTGATTTTACGATCAATCTTCGCAGCTTCAGTTGGATCTTCATCCCAAAGTCTATCAAGTTCTTTGGCATTTATATCGTTGTTTACTTCAGCATTCAAAGTCAACACAAGCGAATTTAAATCATCCAGCTTAGTTGAATATTGCTTAGCTAGCCGGTCTTTTTCAGTTAATAACTCTCTTTTCTCTAAAGCTACTTCTTCTGTTTTCCGTCTATAGTCTGCATCCTTCTGATAACCTGCTTTTAATTCTTCAAGGTCAACTTCTATTACTTCACCATTAACTTTTATTTGGTGGTAATCAGTTGTTTGTTGTCTCTCAGCATTGTCTTCTGATGCTTCTTCTTCATCTAAAGTTTCTTGAATTTTATTTTCAAGATTTTCTTTAGGTTGTTGTTGAACTTCTTGATTATCTTCAGTTGCTTGTGCTTCTTCTGATTCATTCTGTTCAACTGGTGCTGCCTTCTTTTGAGGTTTGATAGTTGCCGTATTAGGGTCTATTAATCCCTCAATCGAACTTGCTGCACCTTGTACTGACACACTTGTCAGTAATGGGTTTTTGTCAGACATTAAGTCCTCCTGTGGTTAAGCTGTCTTATTTGACTTGGCTTATTCTAACTTACGCTAGAATTTTTTTTCTTGTTGTTGTTTTCGGAAAATTTCTAATTGCTTTTCAGCTAATTTTCCTGTCTCAAGAATACTTTGTAAATGTTGCTCAACTTTACCTACAACATTATAAGCAATCCAAAGTTTTTCTCTGGTATCGCTTTCTTTAGCACCTGTTTTTTCTAAAAGTGCTTCAGAATAAATTTTTTTAAGAGTATTTATTGACTCTTTAAAAAGATCACTCTGTAAAATCTGTTTCGCTTGGCTGGATCTGCCTATTTCCAGCGTTCTCTGCGTTTGATCTTTGGTTTCCATTCAATCCTTGTATCTGTTGGTTGAGCATATTAGCAGATTTATTTGCTTGTTCAAGAGTTTTACTTCCTGCTGCCAACATAACTTTATCTAAATCAGCATCAGCTTTAATTTTTGCTGTATCTAGCTGAGTATTGTATTTTAAACTTATATCTTTAATCTTTGCTTCGAAATCTAACAACATTTCTTGGTTTTGTTGTTGTAATTCTTTGTATTTTAATTCTAATTCAGCAACTTTTCTCTTCTCTTCACTTTGTATTCTTGTAAATTCTATTTTTTCAATAGGAGTTAATGGTGGAGGAGGAGGTGGTGTCATCATTTGTTTACCCATATCAGGATTTACAAAGTACGCATCAACATTTTTAAGACCTGTATTCTCCACAATCTTAGATAAAGTATTATAAATGTTTTTTAGATTAACCATTGGTAGTTCTCTACCCCCTTGTAGTTGGAATGCTTGAAGTTGTCTTTCTAAAATACCATTTAACATAACTTGTTGTTGTTCTTTTGTACCTGTTCCTAAACCAACACTTACAGTAATATTAAATTTATCTTTCCATTCTGTAGGTTTAACTGGAATATATTTATTATTTAATTTTATAATTTGTTCTTTGTCTTGATACTTAACCATAAGTTCAAAAACTTTATTAAATAAATCTTTAACACCTGTTTCTGCAAATATTCTTGCGATTAATTCTGATCGCATTTGTGTTTGTGTCATTAAAGCATTTACACCAGTTGCTGTTTTTGCATTTAATGTATTAGGATCTAAACCTTGTGCTTGTTTTGAAACTCCACTTCTTACTTCTCTAACAGAATCTAAATAAGATAATAATGGAAACGCTTGTTGTGAAATCGGTTGAGCTTGTAAAGGTTGCATGACTTGACTTGGTGGTTGTTTAGTTCTGACCACACCACCTGGTCTTGTTGTTAATAGATCATCCATATTAACCATACCATCCATGATCGCCACTCTGTTATTATTTGTTAAATACATATTATCTAACAACTGACGCATTACTGTAGATTTCATTAATTGAATATCTTCAACTAATTCAGAAATGGATCTGCCATAAAATCTATGTGGCATTGGAATAGGTGTAATAGAAACAAATGGAATATTATCACAAGGTTCATTAGACAACACAGCATAACCATCATCACCTGCTGATATAATCTTTCTTAACTCTGCTATACCATCACCATCGTAATCATATTTAATATAAGATTCATAAATTAAAACTTTTTCTGTTGACTTATCTGTTGGCGTATTCATTTGATAGTCATCAATATTTTTTGTTCTTACAATTTTTTCATCATTGTAAATATCTATGCTAGACGCTGGTAAGCTATCTACTTCATCTTGAGGAAATCCCATTTCAACAATTTGTGATCTTGTCATTAAAACTTTATGAGAAACAAAGTCAGCTTCATCAATCGTTTTTGCTGTACGATTAATTAAAAATTCTTCAGGGGGTATAGATTCAATTTTTACTTTTCCTGTTTTGGATATTCTTTTAATTTTACAATTATATAAAACAGGGTCAGGAAAATTAATTTCTGAAATATCTAATCCTTGATCTTCAGCTTGTTCTTTAGCCATTTCAATTTGTTCGGCTGCTACTGTATCTTCAATCTCTTCTTCTTCTACAACTTCTATTTCATCTTTAGTATCTAATAGAGCTTCTTTTTCGGCTAAAGTTAAATTTTTATAAGTTTCATGTTCTACTCTTTCTTGCTCATCAAAATAAACTTTTAAAAAACCATTTTTTTCAATTAAGGCATCTTTAAAAAAATTATATAATAATTGAAAGCCTGAATTTTGTTTGTAGAAAACATGATTAAGATAAGCTGTGGCTTGATCTGCAAGAGCAACATCTTCACCTGTTACTGGTTCGCATCTTACTACTTTGTCAGACGCTGTAAAAACTCT